TCGACGAGTGGTGCAACTGGTTATGTATTGAGTGTAAACGCAACAGATACTTATGTGATGCTTCACTCATCACAAGGTACATTTACTGCTACAGAAAATTTGACCATTGGTGGTAATTCAATCAATAATATTAGCAGTATTGAGGTTGTTCTACCAAAGAAAGCAACACCTTTTGGTAACTTTGCTGGTGGTCGATTCTTTGGTGCTCGTGGTGTGTTGGTCACAAACTTTTCTGCAACAAACCAATACACATTAATTACAGATCAAGGTGTTGAAATAGAGCCACCAACAACCGTTAATTTTACGTTAACCGGATTAAAAGATGGTAGTGAAATAAGAATATATCAAACATCAAATTCTACTGCAATAGCAGGTGTTGAAGACATGACCGGTGGTGTTGGCACAACAATTGATAACGGAGATGGTACGGTCACTATTACTGGATCTACTAATGATAATGATTTCAATTTTGAATATACTTATCAAAATCCGCCAACAAGCGGATCACCTTTGAGTATTTTTGTTGTAATCTTAAATAATGCTTTTGAATATGAAAGATTAGATAGTATTACTTTAACTAATGCTGATCAATCAATTCCTATTCAACAACGGATTGATAGGAATTATGCTAACCCGTAAAACTGAATTTTAAATAAATAAACCTTAAGAAAAAAATTATATTATTGATTGATTGAAAGCGCTTTCTTAAAAAATATTATCATAACATCAATCAAGGAGAAAATCAAAAATGGCTAGTGTACAACAACCTATTCTTGATTTAGACGATTTGTTGACCAATTGGAATACTACAGAAGCTTCAAGTGGTATTTTTTATTCAGATGAAATCTGGATTGACACGATCAGCAAAGTGTTCTATTTCTTAGGCGGCGGCAATTTAGCTACTGCTGGTTCTGGCCCCACAGGTCAGGCATTATATTCATTGTTTAAAGAAAGATGGAAAGTAACTGCTGAGCTTCCTCAGTACGCTTTTCCTATGCTTTCAATTACGAACGAACAATTTGAGATTCAAAACGGCTGGAAACCTGCGCAAGGTGAAAATGTCGGTACAAGCTCAGCTTCTGACATTACTTTCGCTATTGCAACTGATGATACAATTACTTCAGCTGCAGACTTTAACTTTCAATCTTTAGGTTTTACGAATAAAGATCACATAGTTATTACTGGTTCTACTGATAACGATGGTTATTATAGAATTAAGTCTGTTTCAGGTGGTGTAATTACTTTGGAAGGATCACCTCTTCCAGGCACTGCTGGCGCAGATACTGCAACAATTACTATTTATCGTAACGCAGTATATCAAAGCGGTTCAGTATATTCTACTCGTGAAATGATTCGTACAGCTGGATGGACAGAAGTGGATGGCTCAGATGTAGATCGAAGATACGCCGGTATTGTAACACTGGGAACGTTCGTAGATCCTGATGCAGACCAAGCTTATTATGTACAGGATAATAGCTTTACTGCTGCTGTTACTAATACTTCTTATACAGGTCCTGTTAACCAGGCTGTACAATTCTATGGTAATGTCGATTATGGCGATACCTATGCTGATGACTTCATTGGCAATGTTGGTACAGTAACATTAAATCCTACTTCTGTCATATTTACAGCAACCAATAAAATTGACTTTGGTGCTACACATGCCTTTTCTGTAGGTGATTTGATTAAAATTACTGGTGCTACTACAGCTAGTAATAATAAAAACTACAAAATTACTGATGCTGATCCAGACGGTGATGGACAAGCTATTACAGTTTTTGAAACTGTGAGTACAGAAACAGTAGGTGGAAGCGCTGTAACTGCAACTCTAGTCGGGTACGTAAGAGACGATTATTTCAAGATCTTCGTGCGTGAAAGAGGAAAGAGTTATGCAGACGCTGACTTACCAGACATTGGTGTAACGGAATTAACATATATTGTATATAGATTCCCTGTTACAAACGCGTCAGACTTGAATATTAATACTACTGATGATGCTGCTATCACAGGTGCAACTATTTCGAGCATTTCTGACTCTGGCGGCGTTGTAACTGTAGATACTACAGGTTCTCACGGGTTATACGTTGGCGCTCCAGTAGATATTAGTGGAACCGGTCAATCTTATGACGGTATTCAATTTATAATTTCTACTGTACCTGATGCTAATACATTTACGTTTGAAGCAACCCAAACTGGATCTGCAAACGCAGGTACTACTAAACTCGGCGGTGTTGATACTATCGAAGTTAGATACATTGCAAATCCTGACACATTAACCGGTGATGTTGTTATTCGTGGAGATTGGTCAAACACTGCAACATATGCACTTGGTGATGTTGTATATGACGCTGGTAACTCAGGTAACGATGTTGATGGTGATCGTTGGTATTTCTTAGATGCTACAACTGCAAGTGGTGTACCTCTTTCAACTGCCGTAGATCTCTCAGAAGATACTAATAATACTTGGACCCTTTGGGATCCAGCTACGACTTATGCGGGTGCTCTGGGTGGTCAAAGAAATATTGAGGAAGATGCTGATGGCGGTGGCGTAAATGGTACTTGGTCAGCTTATACAGTTGAATTAGATGCTAATGATCTTGGTACTACTCCAGGTGCTTCTAAAGAAACTATTTACGAAGTTGCTCAGTATAGACTCCGTCAAACTGGTAATATTAACGATAATAATGCCAATTCATCTACTCGTAATGGTAATATTGCTGACCCACTTGTATTCTTCGTTGGTTCAACATTGAATACTTATCGTGATCCTGATGTAACAACACCAGGACCATTTGCGGTATTAATCGATGATATTGGTTCAACTGACGTCAACAATGTTCAGTTTAATGAAGCAGTCTCGGTTGATGGTGGAACAAGATCTACTTCTCATAACAAGCCGATCGTTGTATCTGTAACATTTAACTTCAACGACAACCTTGTTAATGATCCAGCCGCAGTGTTCTACGCATACTACTCTTCTGGGTTCGGTACTACCGGCGCTCTTCAGTTGCAAAGAACATTTAACGGTGTTGCTTCAGATGTAGGTTCAGATTTAGCCCCTGCAAACGAAGTACCGGATAGTGGTACATATTCGTTTAACTACGCATATGCTAGTGATACAACTGGCGGTAGAACTCCATCTCAACCAGTAAATATTACTGTTGTGGCTATTGGTCTTGACACAGGCCAATATGTAATCACAAGTGGTAATATTACTGAGGCAGGTGGTACATTCTCGCTTGTTGCTCCTTTGGAGAGAAACTACACAGATCCAAACGGCTAATAGTTTGGATAAATAATAGTTATCGGGGCCTCCGGGCCCCTTTAATTATTTTTTTTAATATGGAGATAAAAAATGACAGATCATGAAAAAAAGAAATCCTTAGATGATGCTATAGCTTATTTTGAAGAGTTTATTAACTCTGTTCTTCCTGTTGCTGGGGTAACAGAAGGTTTAGAAGAAATTAAACCAATGGATATTATGAAAAACTATAATGTTCTTAGGACAGAATTATCAAAACTTTACGTAGACTTAGACTAATAGGAAAGTAGCAAATGGCAGGTGAGAAGACATATCTTAGAATCCCACCGGATAGTACGGGTAAACGCGTAAAGGTAATCCACACCGCTCAATTATTCTATAATAATGCAATCGTAAATAATTATGATTGGGATATTGGTGAATTTTATTTTGCCTCAATGTTAAATGGAACAACTCCAGTTGGAAATGTTGCATTTCATGTTCATGGACATCAGCGTTTAACAGAAACTACTGGTATTCTTGAAATTCATTTTAACAAAACTGCAAAATATAATAATTATGCTTTTGTTATTGGTGGTGATATCCTTGATCCAGATGGTATCACAAAAGTTGCAGAAGTTCAAGATGTTGAAGAAATTTACATCAATTCAAATATTGTTGTCGGCTATGATAACCCAGAGTATGGTTGGGATATCGATAGATTTGGAGCCGGCCTAACAACATTTTCTGAAGGACCTCCGCAGATTACCGGTACTGGTGCACTAAGGGTAAATGATGGTTCATTACTTGCTTCGTACGATTTTTCAAAAACCGCGCTCAATAACGAATTCACACGATCAGTTGAAGGCGGCGCGGATGCCTCTAATGAATGGGACCCAACTACCCGAGGTGTTGCTCTTACTGTAGGTACAACGCCCGGTGATCGAGTTACTCATTCGTCTAATCTCTATCATTCGTTTGAAGATGGTGGTTCAAACCTATACATCATGGCAGCAAGATCTGGTGATGCTGGAAAACAAAATGTCATAAGATTATGGGGTGCATTTGATCCATTCGACGGCTATCTTTTCCAAATTAATGGATCTGACGATAACCCAGGTAATACAATGATGGGGGCTGTAACGCCTGGACCTGGTACAGCACTTCGTGTTATTCATCGATATAGTACAGGTGGATCTGTCATCAATCACGCGATCCTTCAAAAAGATTGGAATAAAGATACACTACTCGGAACATCTGGTGCTGGGAATCCATCTGGTATGGAACTTGATGTGACTAAGATCAATGCATATTGGATTGACTATCAGTATATTGGTGGTGGACGTACACGTTGGGGTGTTTTCTACAACGGCGAACGAATTGTGTGTCACGAAATGTATCACGGCAATGGTGAAGAAGGTGTGATGACACAAAATCATAATCCTCTCGCCAATCCTTCACGTCCTATTTGTTGGGCAATGACTAATACCGCCACCACTGGAAGTATTTCACAATTTTTTGCTTACGGTGGATCTGTAATCGGAGAACAAAAATCAGATCCTTTAAAATCTGCTCAGCAGGTTTCATTAGATTTCAACAAAAAAATATGGGGAAGACCTCATCTTCAGCCTTATTGGAGAACAAAACAATCGCGTAGTGGGTCAACCAATTGGCCAGGATTGTTAAGAACGGGTACTTATAGTAGTGCGTCGTCGACTCAATATATCGGTACGATGAGTCCTCAGCAATTCTTACTCAACGGCGACGAGAATCATACTGTATACCAACCTCTTACGTTCCAGCTTAGTAATCATCGAATCAGAGATAACGCTCCTCGCGTAGCCGAAATCCGAGCGTTCTATGGTTGTGTTATGCGCGGCTACGAACTCGATGACGAAAGACCAAGTGTACCAACAGTAGATCTTGATGTTGACGGAGATCATTTAGCTCACGTTATTGAAATTGGTAGATTTGTTGTCAATGGCAATGATAACTTTGAATTTGATAAGTTTTCAGACAACTTCCAATATGGAACTGTAAAGAATACTTCTGATCAAATTATTGCAAGATATTTGCAACCAATAGATGCATTCACGGCTTCAAACGATCGATATGGAACTGGTGTAAACCGAGTTATGATTGAGGTTGGTAAACACCCTTTATTTGGAGATTTTGGTTTATCAGATCGTCATTTCTTTTGGGATAAGCAACCTATTGTATTGAGACAAGAGGGTGGTGGTACAGATATACAAAGTGCCTTTAGTACTGCTACTACAAATACGATTAAGATTACTGGCGGCGCTGGTTATGGATCAGTGGATAGAGTCGACAATCCGGCTGATTGGTACTTCTTATCATACATTGATAGGAGTAGAGCTTGGTTGTATAATTCACAAGCTGATATTGATGACGATCGCCTTGCAAGAACAATAGATGTAGATGATTGTAATAATCTTCAAATTGGAACTACATTAACAGTAACTAGTGGTCCAGCTGCAGGCGCAACCTGTGGTATTATGAAGATAGATGTAACTGGAACCGCAATTCCTGCAGAAGAAATGATTGGCGGAGTCCAATATCAAGTAGTCACCGTAGCTGATACGGATTATACTCGTGTTGGTGCTACAATTAATGCTCCGGGCGAAATCTTCACAGCCACAGGCCAGGCCCTTGGTGGTCTTGGAACTGTTGTTGCTATTTCCGGCAATCCAGGTACATTGGTAATTTGTGGTCGAGGATTAGAAACAGCCGCAGCTGCTAATGCTACTGTATCTGCGCTTGATACTGGTCTTGCTACCGGTGCATTTACAACAGATACTGGTGGTGCTGGTAATATTACTGCTTCAGGAACATCAACTATTGCAAAAGATTATTGGACGTCACTAAAAGCGTTACAATTTGATACAGATTTAGGCTTAGATGCTGCTGAAGATCTTGGTCCAGATTTAGTATCTCTCTATGGTAATCCACCACCAAGAGCAGCTTGGACGTTCATGATTCATTGGTTAGAAAATGAGAATGAAGACGAAGATGGAGATTCAGGCCCAGTAGAAGAAAATTCAATAACGAATTGGAATATCTTTTGGCGTGAAAGGCTGCAGTAATGCATGTTATATACAACTATAACAATTGGTGGAGATGGGCTCCTAAAGAAGGACCATTAACTGGAGGCCGGCCGAATCAAAAAGTTACTTTTGACGGTCCTAATAAAATTATTTACGTTGCTCCAGAAATTGAGGTATTAGATGTAAAAGAAGACTTATATTCTGCTTGGAAAGAATGGGTAATTTTTTCTCCAGAAGCGCCGAGACCACCAATTTATCCAGAAGCAATTAGTGTTATTGGTGGTGAAGAAATATCTTCAGATACTAGTGTAGGCGCGACATTTTTCTTAGAAAATGGATGGCGAATACAACCGTATGTTGATGTAAAAGCATATACATTAACTATTAATGGTAATTTGTATACTAGAGAAGTTGGTGACAACCCTTTCTTATTTGCACAAGGCGTTTCGGTATCTTTAACAAGATCTAATATTGTTGACTTAATTAGAGTTGAAAGTTTAACAGCAAATATTACAGAAGTTGATTTAGCTGCAATTACTGCTAGAGTTGCTCCTGCTGTTTGGGAAGAACAAGTTGTTAATCATGTTAATCCAGGAACCACAGGTAAAAAATTAAAAGATAATTTGACTCAAACCAAATACATTGCACGAATTTAAATAGTTAATAAATAAACAAAGTTATAAAAAAAATTTCTTAGGAGATTCTAATAATGAAAAAGTTAAGTGACCTTTGGACAGGTCCAGAATTTCAATCGCCAATCGAGAAACGTTTACTCGATATTCATCAGCGCGATACTTTTATTCACGATCCCAAAATTCAAGGTCAAGAACACGTTTTTAAGGGTACTATTGGCGCTGAAAGTGATCATAAAGGACATTTAGCTGATCAGGATTTAGAAACTGCAAAGGCTAATTATGACTCTCATAGAGATGATGAATATTGGCCAGATTATCCAGATATGGATGAAGTAGAAGAATCTGCGGATTTATACTACGAATCCGCAGATGAAGAACCAAAATCTGGTGGGCCAGATCATGATTATACTCATCACGTTTTTGACTATACAGGTGAGCGTGGTGAAGAAGAGCATCATGACATGAAAGCGGCTGCAGCGAAACGAGGCGTAAAACTACGCACAATTCCAGGTCAAAAACATGCTAGATATGGTGGAAAGCACATTACACTTAGAGGCAAGAAAGCTGACGTAAAGCATGTAATGGATAATCATATTGGGCCAATGGATGAAAGTTTTAATGAGGCTTTTTTAGCTGAAGGTCCTTCAGATAAGTGGATGAATCTTCTTGTTGACGCGATTGAAAAGAATAAAGATAAGCCAGAGTTCATGAGATTTATTAATCAATATCAGGCTTGGATGGAAACATACGATAGAGCACATCAAAAGTTAGTAAAGTCTAAAGGTATTGAAGGCAATTTAGCTCGAGGTATTTTGAGTGCAGTAGGTATTAAAGAAGCTTTAGACAAAGAAGAAGCAGAAGAGCTTGATGAAGCAAGTTATAAAGTGCCGAAGAACTATGCTTCTATGATGGCGAAGAAACGTAGAAAGGCTGGCACTTCTGAGTTTGGCACGCACCCAGATAAGAAAAAAGACAAGAAGAAAATGAATGAGGACAATGATTCTTATTATGCAATGCTCGACGCTAAAAAACATGCAAAAAGAGACGGTCGCGATTACGACGGAAATGTTAGTGTTGAGCACGAATATGATGCCTATCATATGAAGAAAAACGGATTTACTCACTTTACATCTGGTCGTTTTGGTACTAGAACATATCATAAAAGCGACGTAGCTGGAGCAACAAAAATTGGACCAGAACATCACAGAAGTGTTAGTGAATCAGTTGAGCTTGATGAGTTCGTGTCTTCTACTCCAATGCGAGATAAGTTTGGTCCTGTCAACCCTAAGCTAAAAGACAAGAAGAAAATGAAAAAAGAAGCATCTGAGTCTATTAAGCTTGATGGTAGAAAAAAAGAGTTTAAAGAAAAGCTAAGGAATCTTTTCTATTCTAAAATGGAAAAAACAAATGCAAAAGATTCTATCGACATTATGGATCGAATTGTAGATAGGTTTTCAAAAGACTAAAATGGCCTGGGCACCTATTCAAGGATCTAATAATTTGTGGGAGTACGATAATGCAGCTACTCTTGCAGATCCTGAATGTTATACTGATACAAATGGTGTAACAATTGCTGGTATAAGAACACACGCAGCGTTAGGTGGTAACACTCAAGTAACTTATATTAAGTGTAGAAAAATAGGTGAAACGATCGTAAGAGGAGAGTTAAGTAAAAATTATTACGATCAACAATTTGCTAATGGTGTTCCTTAAATTTATAAATATTTTTTAAACATTAAAATAGGATAACGTTATGAAGCTTATTACAGAAGTAGCTGACAATTATGAAATAATTACAGAAGCTAATGAAGAAACTGGCAAGAAAAATTATTTTATCGAAGGCGTCTTCATGCAAGGAAATATCAAAAATCGTAACGGCCGTATTTACGCTACTGAGATTTTAGAAAAAGAAATGGATCGATATAACAAAGAGTTTATCGAACCAAAGAGAGCGCTTGGAGAGCTTGGGCATCCTGCTGGACCCACTGTTAATGCTGATCGAGTATCTCATTTAATTGTTGAAATGAAAAAGGATAAAGATAATTTTATTGGTAAAGCAAAAGTTCTTTCTACACCTATGGGTGAAATTGTTAAAAACTTTATCGATGAAGGCGTTAGAATCGGTGTTTCAACACGAGGCTTAGGTTCCGTAAAAGCTGGTAAAAACGGAATCATGGAAGTGCAAAACGATTTCCATCTTTCAACTGTTGATATTGTTACTGATCCATCGGCTCCAAACGCCTTTGTTAATGGTATCATGGAAAATGTAGAGTATTACTACGACATTGCTGCTGGTAATTGGATCGCACGTCAACCTGTAGAAGAAGTAATCGAAGAGATTCAGCAAGTAGTCGAAAAGCAAGTTAGAAGAGTAGTCAAAACTATTGACGAAAATGTAGCTGCTGACTTGCTCTCTACGTTCATTTCTTCACTAAAAAGTTAAACTTTTATAAATAAGTTTTACTTTTACATTAATGTCAATTCATTAAATATAAGGAGAACAATATGGCGGACAAAATGGTTAAAGCCGACGACGGCATTTCCGAAGTTCCAGCTCCTTCAGCACCTGAGGGTGGCAAAGCTGAACTAGATCCAAAGAAGAAAAAGGCAACTGCTGATTCTATGGAAAAAGTAAAAGCTGAAGAAGTTGAACAAGACCAAGAAGAGGAAGTTGTAGAAGAAATTGTTGTTGAAACTTCTGTCGCGTCTCTTTTCGAAGGTGAAGAACTTTCTGAAGAATTCAAGAATAAAATCGAAGTTGTATTCGAAGCTGCTGTTAGTGAAAGGGTTGCTAAAGAAACTTTAGCTATCGAAGAAAATCTAACTGAAACGTTGGAACACCAGCTTCAAGAATCTATCACCGAGCGTGTAGACGAAATTATTGAAAATCTTGATAAGTATCTTGATTACGTTGTTAAAGAGTGGATGGAAGAAAACGAAGTTGCTATTGAAGCCGGTATCAAGGTTGAAATGGCAGAGTCTTTCATGGGTGGTCTAAAGGATCTTTTCGAGCAACACAATGTTGAAATCGACGAAGAAACTTTTGACGCAGTTGCTTCTCTTGAAGAAGAAATCGAAAACCTTAGGAATGAAGCAAACGAACTTGTTGAAACAAACATCAAACTTCAAAAAATGCTTGATGAAGATGCAGCTGAAGACATTTTTGTTGAAATGACTGAAGGTTTAACAGATGTTCAAGAAGAACGTTTCCGCACTTTAGCAGAAAGTTTAAACAAATCTGACTTAGAAGCTTATGCCAAAAGCTTGAAAGTTATTAAAGAATCATTCTTTGCAGAATCAGCTGAAGAATTTACTTCTACCGATTCTGTATTGAAAGATAATCTTGGCGATGAAGAAGAAGTAGTGATTGAGGAAGACGTCCAAGCTCCCGCTTCAGAATACTCTTCCATCAATGCTCTTGTTGAGGCACTCAATACAAGAAAAGCAAACGCTTAATTGATGATTTTAAATTTATAAATAAAAGAAATACTTTATAACAAGGAGATAGAAATAATGTCAAAGACTAACTATCAACATCTTGTGGAAAAGTGGGGGCCCATTCTCGAGCACGAATCTTTTTCACCGATTAACGATAATCATAAAAAAGCTGTTACAGCTACTATCCTTGAGAACACTGAGCGTGCTCTCCTCGAAGGTGGTGATCTTTCAGCTAACATGACTTCATTATTGTCAGAAGCACCTACTAACGCCATTGGCGCTACTGGTGGTTTTACTGCTGGCGCTGCTGATGCTGGTCCTGGTGCAGGATATGACCCCGTACTGATTTCACTCGTTCGTCGCGCAATGCCTAATCTTTTAGCATATGACATCTGCGGTGTTCAGCCAATGACTGGTCCTACTGGCTTGATTTTCGCTATGCGTTCACGTTATAGCACTCAGGCCGGTAATGAAGCTATGTACAACGAAGCCGATTCAGACTTCTCAGGTACTGGTACACATAGTACTACTGGCACAGGTGGTACTGGTGTAACTGCAGGTACTGGTTTAGCTACGGCTGACGCTGAAGCACTAGGCACTGGCCTAGAAGTTGGCGGTACAGGTGCTGCTGGTGACCCAGTTGCTCCAGCAACTAATATGGCTGAAATGGCTTTCTCTATCGAGAAAGTAACTGTTGCTGCTAAGACACGTGCTCTGAAAGCAGAATACACCACTGAATTGGCACAAGACCTCAAGGCAGTCCACGGTTTAGACGCTGAAACGGAATTGGCTAACATCCTTCAGGGTGAAATCTTGGCTGAAATCAATCGTGAAGTTGTTCGTACAATTTACGTCACTGCTGAGCAGGGTGCAATTTCTACAGCTACTCCCGGTATCTTCGATCTCGACGTTGATGCTAATGGCCGCTGGTCAGTTGAGAAGTTCAAAGGCTTAATGTTCCAAGTTGAACAAGAAGCTAACGCTATCTCACGTGGTACTCGTCGCGGTAAAGGTAACATCGTAATTTGTTCTTCAGACGTCGCTTCTGCATTGCAAATGGCCGGTGTTCTCGATTATGCTCCAGCTCTTCAAAGCAATAATCTTCAAGTAGATGACACAGGTAACACTTTTGCTGGTGTCTTGAATGGTCGTATGAGAGTTTACATTGATCCTTATGCTGGTTCTAACTACCTCGTAGTTGGTTATAAAGGTTCAAGTGCTTTCGACGCTGGCCTCTTCTATTGCCCATACGTTCCTCTCCAAATGGTTCGCGCCATTGGTGAGAACAGCTTCCAGCCAAAAATTGGCTTTAAGTCTCGTTATGGAATCGTTGCTAATCCATTCGCTGAAGGTGCTGTTGAAACATCTCAGGGTCTTGGTGCTCTTAACGCTGACAAAAACAAGTACTATCGTCGTGTACGAGTTTCTAACTTGTTCTAAGATAGAAAAAATAAAAAGAGTGGCTTTAGTCACCGATTTTCAAAAGGGCCTTCGGGCCCTTTTTTTTATCCTTCATTTAATACATGAGCATCTTTTTTTGAAACGAAGTTGATGAATTGATAGCCATTATACTGGGCTGAGGGAGGTTGGCGAGTTTTATATTCAATATCGTCTTCAGATATGACATTAAAGACTTCCCCGATGCAGCTGTTGTACCATTTAGATGCATCAGAACACTTCACAATCATTATTTGCTTAGCCATAATATAGTTACCTTCAATTAAGAATCAGTGCACCAGAAGCTTCTGGATGCTTCTATTCTCTTTCCCAATATTTCATTATTTCAGTATCGCCATTTTCATCAATTTTGGTTTTAATATAATCATTATCTATTAGATTATTAATTACAATTTCAATTGCTCTTTTAGCCGAATGCTGGAGACCCCAAGACCATCCTATAACAGTAAAGACAATTGCAACTATTAAAAATTGAAATTCGTAAGACATATAGAGAAATCCTTATAGTTCTTTAATTCTAACTTTATATCATTATCTATACACGTTACCAACATAATTTCCAATTATCACGAGTTAAAAAATGGTTTCTAATGTATTCTTCTTCACTATCATAATTATGTCGATGTTGCGAATCATATCTATGAATTATATTACCGTCTTCATCTTCTTTTTTTACTATAAAACGATGATTTCCTTCTGCCTGAAATGTTGCGGTTCTTTTCCAATCAAATCCATATAAACTAACGCTAGTAGGATTATGCGATCCAATAATTGAAACTAATACAACACCACATGAGGGATGCTTAAACTTTTTTATGATATCCTTTTTCAGTTTTACACTATGTTTATTTCGATCTACACCGGGTGTACGCCAATCTTCATTCCAAAAAACACCTCCTTGTCTATTGGAATGAAGAGAAAGATCGAGTGTTACTCCGTTTTTCTTTTTGTAATCAAAATATAAATTACGTTGCTTTACGCTTTGAGGAGTAGACATTCGATTTTCATAATTTACTTTATCATTAAAAGCCCAAATATCTATTTTAGTTCCAGCGGCGTCAGTATGAGAAACTGGAGTATTATTGATGCGAATAACTACTTCATGGTCATCAATTTCTTTAGCGTAATCTAACTCCAATAAAGATATTGCGTTACCAACTATAGCAACACGTTTGTTATCAATAAATTTATTACTCATGATTTTTTACCAGTGATGAATAGCATTTGCCATGATAAAAAAACACGTCATAAAATTTACACTAACGATTATAGTTCTTACTATTGTAATGTATTTATCGTATGGTTCGGTTTTATCGTCTGAGTAACCGCCTAGACTATACTGCCAAATTTTCCAAAATTTATTCATAAATATTTTCCTACTAAAAATCCTAAAAGGAATATAAACCAATCAAAAACGAAATGCATTAAAAAAGAAATTGCAAAAATTTCTTTCCAATGTGTCTTACAAATATTTAATAATTCTGCTATTTTTTTCATGGGTCTATGTGGTTATTTCCAAACCATCCTGAAAATGTTATTCTATTATACCTTGCGCTAGGAGTTACTTCTCCCACAAAATGATTAACACCTTTGCGTTCTAGTTTCATTAAAATGAGCCTATTGAAAGTAGGTGATAAACCAATCCAACTATGCTTCACACCTATGTTTAACATACCACCCCATTCTGGTCTCCAAATAGGATTTAAGTTATATGTAAATGCGTACTCTCTCCAATCTGCTTGATCATTGTGTTGAGATAAAAAATCACCTTGTTTATAAATGCTGAGAAACGTTTCACTCATATACATTCTATCAACTTCGGGTGGTCGATGCTTATAGATTGTATTATGCAATTCACAATAGACACAATCACAATCTTTTCCGTGAGATGTTTCAGGATCAGTAGTACAAGTAGCCATAAAATGATACTTCATTCTATAGCCATCTCTGTCTGTAGGTGTCTCAACTATTTTTTCATAAAACGGAGTGTTAGGAATAATCTGTGTTATTATTTTTCCTTCTTTGTTCACCGCAGTACGACGATAGTTAAGGAGTTTTGGATCCATCATTTTTACTTTGTCAGATAATTCATATGCTAAACTTTCTGGTAAAAAGTTGTCATAACAAATAATGAATGGACCTATTTCACTTCGTATAGATTGGTGCTTCATACTGCTAATTTAAACCACTCAGGCTTTTGTCTTCCACGTTCCCACACCATTTTAAATCGAGATTGCTTAGTTTGATAGAATAATTTATACGATTTAATCGGATCATCTTCAAACATGCACTCTGGATTTGACTTCATTGCAAGAGGAAATGGTGTAAGTGACCCTTCACGAATGTTCTTTGGAAGAACACTCAAAGGGTATCTAAGCTGCAGGTCTGTTTTGTGTATTTTACCAAACCTAAAAGTATACTCGTCACAGAGGGCAACGAAGTGATTGTAATGCCATCTATAGTTTTCACTTGTTTCCATAGACCAAATAGTACAAGGATGCGCGCCATGCACGTTTTTATAAAGTACTATTTCCATATTATCATTTGGATGTCGATAGTATTTTACTTTTGTCTTACCAGACTTAGAAGGACGCAATTCCATTGTACCATCAAGGAGTCGATGCGCGGTCGACAACATTTGGCCAGACTCAACTGTCATTTTTGGAATGTGCTTGTCACATTGATCTTGAGCTGCTAACTCAGGATTTTCATTGATTGCGAATACGTTCATTCAACATTTGCCTTTTATATTCTGCCTTTAGCCAGTATTTGTATTTGTTAAACCAAAATTTAGAATCATATTTTGGCATGAATCCTTCATAGGTTTCGACTTCTTCCATATGTTCTTGCCATTTGCCTGTCAACCAATTTCTAAACTTACCAGCTGATTTCAATTCTACTGTCTCCTGATCCATTCCAATTTACAGTACAGCCACAATCTTCGATCAATTGTAACACATCTTTGAGGTTTTGTACACCGTT